AATGCAGTTAAAATAAAATCATCGTATGATCCTAAATATTTTCTAATATTTTTATTTGTTTCACTGCGTTCTTCCCCATTTAAATTTTCTATATCCGAATAAAATTCTACATCAACTTTAACATGTCCCGATTTTTGCATAATACCAGTACGCTCAATAGTATAATTAATATTGTTAAGTTGAAATTTAAATATTCCTTTAAAGCTAGTAGATTTATTATTTAAAACTTCATGTGCTTTACTAGTTTTACTACATTTATCAAAAATAGTATATGTTATTGCATCCAATAAAGATGATTTGCCAGAAGTATTTGGTGCAAATAATCCAGTTACGTCAGATATTTTAGTAAAATCAACAATATTATCTGGGCCATATGAAAATATGTTTTCAAATTGAAAAGATATTGGAGTCCATGTTACATGCCGTACTTGACTTAATATTGGTAATTTTGAATTTATAGTTCTATTAATATAACGAATTGCGTCTACTTCATATGAAGTTGCTTGAGGATAATTGTTTTCTACAAATTCAGTAATTAACTTATTTTGATATTCAACATCACGAACATTTCCTATCGTTATTGACCCATTATCATTATTCGTAGAATTTTTATTAATTCGCTGTACAGATATGTCTTGTACCGAATATTTCGATCGAAGCATTGTTATGAATTTTTTCATATCAGCGGCATCGGTATCTTCGAATTTAATTCGTATTCTAGGTTTATTTGGTACCCGACTCGGATAATTAACTAATGATGTTCCTTTTACTTCAAATGTAATATACCCATAGTCATTTTCTATTTCTACAAATTTTGCCTTACGCGTTTCAATATCCCATACAAGTATTCCATGATCTAATGATTCTCCATGATTTTGTTGAATTGTGCTTCCAACATATCTAACTTCTGGCTTTTTTCTAAATAATTTTATTTTTTTACTCATAACTTATTAAAATCAAAATCTTTTATTTCATCTTCCCAAATACGTATTAATGTCCAATCTGATGACTCTACTAACATATTTTTGTAAATATCATTTTCTCGTGTACGTTGTTGTGTTTCATTTAATTCAGTATCGTTTAAATCTTTACCATGCCAATAAACACCATCTACTTCAATTAAAATCTTTTTAGATAGTATTGCAAAATCAAAAGAACGACCTTTAAACTCATATTGTGTTTCAAATGTTATTTTATTATTTGTTAATATTTCAAACACTTCTATTTCTGGTTTTGTTTGTTTAACATCTTGTAATATTTTATTTCGATATTCATGCGAAGTCATTCCATATCTTTCAATAAATGTTTTATCGCATTGACGCGTTCCATACTTTCCCGATAAATTATGTACGCCAATCGCTTTAATTGTTTTATTACGTTTTTTAATTGCTGCAGGTGACCATCCAATTGGGTATTCACTATTTTCTCGAGCTTTTTGTAAACCGTCTAATCGTTTTTTACGAAATTCATCATTCTGCCATGTTTCCGCAGTTCGGGTTGCTCGCATTTTGCGTTCGGAATCAGAAGCTTTTCGTCCGATATTGTGATGTGGTTCATTTTCATATTTTTCTTTTTTACGTCTTGAATCGGCTTTTGCATAACACGATCTATTACAGAATTTTTGTTTTAAGTTGAATGTTGAATATTCTTTTTTACATTCCTCACATATTTTTGTTTGTTTTGCCATATTAATTATGTTGTATTAGTCTCTTTCTAATAAATATGTCTAATACAACAAAAACATTATTTTATTTGCCAACCATTTTTTAAATATTCATCAACATCACTTTCATCAACTTCAATCTCTTCATATTTATATTTTTGTAATATCTGGTTCGGTTTATGTATATCACCTAATAACGTTATATCATGTCCATTAAATAGTTCAGTTGTTACATGCTCATTTGAAATTTCATATCCAATATCTGTTTTTGCAGAATGAACCGCGCCATGATGTAAAGCAATTTTTCTGTATGCTGCATTAAAATCAGCTGCTTTAATATAGTTAGCCGGAGCAACATCGACTGCCATATGATTCCATGTTATTCCAGCAAATTCAAATAATCCATTCTGTTTAACGAAAAATATATTCGGATTATTTATCATATCCAATATTGGCGACAATGCGTCTTCACGATATGAATTATTTAGATTCATGTCATGATTTCCTAGAATAACAATTGTAGGAATATCAAATCTGTTAAAAAACTCTGTTAACATGCGAATCAATTCCGGAGACATTTCTAATTTACTGTGCACAATATCCCCGGTTACAACTGCGATACTATTAATAGTACTGTGTGTACTAATATAATTAAACATGGTTTCAAACACCGATCGGTATTCTTGATGCCGTTTTAATGTTCTTATATGCACATCAGATATATGAAATATCTTGTCGGCTTTTTCTATTCCGCAATCAATATATTTTACTTCCATAATAAATCCATTCGGTGTTTCATTAATTTTTCAAATGTCATTGTGTATGTTTCTTCGATTAATTTTGTAATTTGTTCGAATCCTAGTTCCGAAGCATCTTTTTCTTGTAATTCAACTAAATACACATTCAATCCCTCAGCCATGAACTTTTCACAGATAGATAATGATTTTTTTATTGCGTCGTTATCCAAACATATGTATATGTCTTTTACATGTTCTTCGATTATTTTCTTTTGCAGCATTGGTTGTATTATTTTACCAAATAATGGAATTGCGTTTCTCTTAATAGCCATAGCATCAAATGACCCTTCACACAATACTATTGGCTCATTCCAATTAATCATCATTTCAAATCCAATTATATCTTTTGATACTTTTGGATTTTTATGCTTAAATGTATCGTTTGAATAATACGCTCTAGATACAAAATAATTCAATTGCCCGGTTGCATCATAGCTAGGTATAATTATTTTACCAGAATATGTTCCAGATTCACAATATCCGATTCTATAACGAATTATATCAAAAACTGTTATACCTCGTTTTTTTAAATAAAATATTGCATTACGATACTCTGGAGTATTCTTTGTTATCCATAACGGTTTATATTCAGCTGGCAATTGCAGTATTTCTTGTGTTTGGGTAGTCGATTGGATATCACGATATTTATCTGTGTCTATAATTTTAGATAATCGATCGAATAATTCTTTTGGTAAATTTAACTGTTTAAACAATGAATATACACTTTTACCTTTTTTATCAGATACCCAACAATGCCAAGTATAATTTCCTTCTGAATCTGGAGTTGATCTTATTTCTAATTTTGGTTTATAATGAGATACAAACGGAGAAAAGAATGCTATATTACCTCCAGACGTAGGTTTACCTTTTCCTAGAACAGATTCTAATAATTGTATCAACCTAAGGTTATTCATATTATTATAATATAAAAAAATCTGAAAAAATCAAAAGTATATGTTATTTTGATACCTAGAAATATTAATAATATATTTTATATTAATTATATTATAATACTATTATATATGTTAGACACATTCATTATCATTACTGGTCTAACGATCATTAATCATTATAAAAATAATTAATTATCATTTAATAATATAGAAAAAATAATCTTTTATTTTCACAAATCCAACCTTATCCAAAGAAATTTTTAGTATCTTTAAAAGTTTCACCATTTTTTAAACATTCTGACAGCCAAGATTCTGGCATATTTTTCTTGGCAACATGCTGTATACCTAGTTTTAATGCATATGATTCATAAGTAGTTTTACTAGTTTTTGATATTTTTTGGTTGGGATTCTGAAAAATAATTCTTAAATCTATATTAGGATTCGATTGTAATACATGTTTCATTTTGAGTCGATCGATATTAGTCCATCGGCCTTTTGTTTCAATATACATTATTTCTCCGTTCTTTTTTGTGAATATAAAATCCGGAGTATATTTAGATTGTTTTTCAGGTACCGTGTATGTTAACGTGTTAGTTTCATAGTTAACTGGATAATCAGATTCTTTAATTTGATCAGCTACTATTAATTCTAACCCAGATCGATATCCGTATTTATACGCAACTTCACGTTGTTTACTGCCAGCAGTGTGCCAATGATTTTTTTTCATAACTTATTTTTAATATTAGAAATAATTCCATTTAAATAGAAACGGTACTGGTATCCATTTCTTTTGTTTTGGATCATATAGCCAAAGCTTACTATACTCAGGTTTTATACTACCTTGTCTTCCACGTGAAATAAGATCGACTATACCTGGTATAATAACATCTCGTATATTCCCAATATTTTTTAGTACCCATTTACAGTCTGGCAATGTAGCTAGATTGTTGTTACACCAAATTTCATACTGATCTAGTAAGTTGGCATGATTACTTTTATTGTTAAATTGATCAAGTATCCAATCAGCGGCCTCTTGTTCTTCATCGTTATACCAACTTGTAAAATCTCTTAAGTAGTTTTCTGGTTCCAATACAAATACATCGTACCACATTCGCCATATATTTTTTACTTGTGTATTTATACTAATTAATTCGTCGAATAAATTAGTTTGTGGTTCAATATCCATATTATCCGCCGCAGATGGTGCCTTTAAAAGAGATTTAGTTAAATTCGGGTTCGATTTATTTGTTCCCCAAGTACGTAGATCTGGGTTAACTGCTAATTCGTCTGCTGTTATGTTGTCTTGTTTCAATTGACCCATTAAATTGGTATAATAAGATTGATTCAATGTGTCGACTGTTGCCTGTACCCCAGCATCGATATTTGAAAACCTCTTAACACCGACCGTATTGTGTTGAGTCATACCAGGATCTTTGGACCACGTG